TAAGGGAAGCACTTAAGCTTGCCCATACGCAAGCTGCAATCATTGGCAATGGTGGACGAGATTCGATGCAAGCTGCTGAGTGGGGCCGCATCGGTCAACGCCTTCGTGCGGAATACCGTTACCTGGAGAGTTTTGCTCGCGATCTTCTGGCTGGGAGCATTTCTGCTCCCATGGCTCTTGCTCGTATCGGCATGTATTCTCAGGCTGTGCGAGGTTCTTACTGGGAAGGTTCCGCAATTCGTCAAGAACGACAAGGCTACAGTCTGATGCGTCGCATCTTGGACCCACAGGCAAAGCACTGTAGTGATTGCGTGAATTTTGCAGCGAGGGGAGCGGTGCCCATTGGTAGTTTGCCAATGCCAGGGCAACGCTGTGCCTGCATGAGCAATTGCAAATGCCGCGTACAATACATGCGTCAGCAAGCGCCCGTCGTAGCGGTTTGAGCATGGATGTATTGGTTGGAAGCACGGGCTTGATTGGCAGCGTGCTTCGTGAACATCACGAGTTTGATTGTCGCTTCAATTCCGAGAACATTCACCTTGCACCATTGTTAAAGGAAGATGTTGACAAGCTTTATCTGGCTTGTTTACCAGCGGAGAAATGGAAGGCAAACCAAGCCCCCATGGATGATTTCAACAATATGTATCACGTTGTTACAAAAATAAGACTATGGAAACCGAGGGAAATCATTCTCTATTCCACCATTGATATTTACAGTCAAACTTGCAAATACGTGCAAAACTTCCCTGAAATTCACGGGATTGACTATGGCTCTGTTCGTTATATTTTTGAAATGTTAGTCAGAGGCACTTTTCCTGAATCAATTATTACCGTCATTCGTCTTCCTGCATTATTCCATCGGCGCATTAAAAAGAACGTGCTGTTTGATCTTCTCAACAGAAATAATGTGGAGAAGATTAATGCCAATTCGTCTTATCAATGGTACGATTTAAATGACTTATGGGCCGACACTGAAGCCTGCAGAAAAGGCGAAGAGCATCAGTGGTTTCCTGAGCCTGTTGAAACCTTAGAGATTATTGACAAGTGGTTCCCATGGGCAAGGGAAATAGTTGATTGTGGCAAGCGTGTTGAATACAATTACGCTCCATATTCTGCTAGTAAAGAAGAAACTATGAAGAAGATGGGAGCTTTGATTGATGCTTGGAATTAGTGCCATTGGCTGGAAGGACGAAGAGGAGCATGAAATCTTAAGTGTCAATGCTGGCGCTTTCAATTTCATTGAGTTGGTGCCATCCCGCATCTTCGCGAGGAATGAAGACTTTGGCGATATCGCCAAGCGCTATAGAGAAGATTACGGGCTTTGGGCGTATTCGGCTCAGGCATTGTTTTATGACAGTGCGGTGCAAAGCTTTGAAGACGTTGCCGCCACTCAAGAGCATTTGTTGCGAGTGGTGAGACTAGGTTCGTTAATGGGCATCAAACGCTTTGTACTTGGTAGTCCTGCATTGCGCAGGGGAAGCCCATCAAGCCTGATGGAAACGCTCAAGCGCATGGATTCAGTCCTGGAAGCGAACGATGCCATCCTTTGCATTGAACCAATCGCCAAGGCATTTGGCGGAAAGTATTTCTATACAGTTGAGGAAATTGTCAATCACATTGACTTCTACAACTTACGCAATGTAAAGACAATGCTTGATACGAACAATGCCTGGCTGCAGGGGGATAGCCCCATGAAGATCATCAAGCATTATTTTCGTTTCATTGCTCACGTGCATATCAGCGACACTGACAACGGCCCCATTCTGAATCAGTATGAGCACAGGCAAATCAAGCTTCTTCTTGATTCAAGCTCATATCAATATGGCATCACACGTGAACTGGTTGACGCCCCTAAGCATCATCGCGAATATCCTTTATTTAGGCAGCTTTATGGCTGAGCAATAATTTGCCTTGCCATTTGCTCAATAGCATAGATGCCTTGGATTTTGCCAGTAAAGAAGGAAAACAAATTGCCTTCTTGGCGCATTAATGGCGTGCGATTGGCGCTGCTGTCTCTAGTTTTTGCTTTGATAGAAAGCGTTGGGAATAAATAGTCAAAACTATCAGCAAAGTCAGGCCAGTAGCGCTCCACATGCCGCTCAATCTCGCGCCTCGCATTGTCCGCATTGTCAAGCGAATTGCTAGGCATAATTCCATGCTTCACATGGCTTAACGAGAAGCATTTGTCGTTGTATGGATAGATGGAGAACAGTTCGCCATCTATGTAAGTGAGGGCGCCAAAAGGAAGAGGCTTCTTGGGGCGATAAATAAACATGGCCACTGCCTCAAAGAATTGAGAAGGCAATGGCTCCAGGAGGGAATTATTAGTACAGTCAAAAATAAAATCGTAATCCTTCTTTAGCGACTGCAAACTAGACCGTTGAATCGCTTCCCTTTTAACCAATGAATCTAGGCACCATTGAAAATACAGGCTCGCCCCAATGGCATCAATGCGCTTCTCGGGGGTGTTCAGCAAGAGCGATGTATGGTTAAAAGCTTGTGGATCCAGCGAAGTATGCGGACCGCTCCCAAAAAGAATTGAAATGGTTTCAGCATCAAGAAGACTTTCGTCTTCTGATACGGCGTAGTAATTATTCTCTACATCATGAACAAGATCGCCATAGTCCTCCATAAAGCGCACAAAAGTGGTGGCGCATAAACGGCGAGTGGCGGCATTCCTGGCGTAGTGATAGCCATAGTGCAGTCGATTCTGATTGATGAAGGACGTTTCCGAAATGAGCGTATGGTTCTTTTCGTACAGCGTCACTTCTGCCTCATCGCGAAAAGCCATTGCTAAATGGCATCCCACCCAGCCTCCGCCAATAATTGCAATGCGCTTCATCAGATGTCAATACAAAGGTGGGGCTGTACGCCTTGCCAATTACTTTTGGCTTTGGCTAGTTCTAACTGAGGGAAGTATTCAATGCGGCGCTGCATGCCAGTGCCGTAGGGGTCTGCGTGTCCTTGATAATTCCATTCGTCAGGACCGTGTTTGTCTGGATGGTAAATGTGGCACGGTACGTCTTGAAGCTTCCAAAGCATGTAATCCTCGTTTGGCACTCCCCACTGCTTCCATTGCTGCAAAGCTTCTGGTGAGCTATCTGTATTTTTAATGGTCATCAAGCGCTCCTTGTGAGCCATGAGGTAGTCGTAGCGGTAAAGGCCGATGCTCATGGAGGGCGTATGCTTCATCGCCACTTTCTCAGGCGCCTCTACGGGAGGTTCGTAAGCAAGCTGCCTAAAAGTTGGCCCTGCAATGCAGGTGTCGTGCAAAAGGAACCAATATTGGCTTTCCATTGAATGCTCAACAATTTCAATGAGCGGTGTGTATTCAAAGGAATTTTGCTGCGTCAGCAGCATTGGCACGTCTTTGTAGCTGGTAAAAGCCCTGACAGTTTGCCCACCATTGACAATTAAAATCTCCTCTGGCTTCAAGCCGGCAGCAAGCAAGCTGGGAATAATGACGGGAATGGTATGCGGAGCAAACTTCTTGCACGTACTAATACAGAAACGAATTGAACCCTCTGGAAGAATCATCTAGCCTCCTTTTGCCGTCAGTATAAAAGCCCCTTAAGATGACGAAGATTCAAGGATGGCTATGGCTCGCATTCTTTACTGTGGCGATGCGTTTGTAGAAACAGGATTTGGTCGCGTTGCACAATATTTGCTTCCTGCGCTGGCAGAAGAGCATGAAGTGAGCGTGCTTGCCGTGAATTACCATGGCGACCCTCATCCAGAGGCGAAAAATTACAATGTCTATCCAGCGATGCTTCACGGCAATGATCCTTTTGGTTCTCACCGTATTGCAAGCATCATCCAAACGGTGAAGCCCGATCTGGTGTGGGTGACCAATGACATTTGGATTGCTCTTAGCTTGTGGGAAAAAGCAAAGCCTCTTAAGGAGCAGCTTGGCTTCAAATGGTTCGTCTACACGCCCATCGACTCTTACGGTTTGTTCCCAGATCTGGCCAAGCCAATGATGGAATGGGACGGTCTCGCCACTTACACGGAATTCGCCAAGAAAGAACTTGAGCTTATGGGCTATACAAAGCCCGTGCGCATCATTGGCCATGGCACCGATTTCACGAAGTTCTTTCCTCTCGACAAGCAAGAATGCCGCAAAAAGCTTGGTGTACCAGAAGATGTGTTTGTCGTATTCAATGGCAACAGGAATCAACCACGCAAGCGCATTGATTTGACCATCAAGGCATTTATTAAGTTTGCCAAAGACAAAGACGATGCTCGTCTATGGCTCAATATGGGCAGCAAGGATTTGGGATGGGAACTTGTTCCGCTGTTTAAACGAGTGGCGCGTGACGAAGGCTTTGACCCGACCAGTAAACTTATTTTGACCAGTCCACACTATTCAGTGGACAATTGTCTTCCCATTGAACAACTTAATCAAGTGTATAACGCTGCTGATATTGGCATTAACACTTGCATTGGCGAAGGATGGGGCCTGGTCAACTCAGAGCATGGTGCCACTGGCGTGGCGCAAGTGGTTCCTGATCATACAAGCTTGGCTGAAATCTTTGATGAGCTGCCTCGCATTGAATGCAATGCCAGTGAAACAGATAGGAACTATGGTTTAGAGCGCATGCTGCCCGACCCTGAATGCGCAGCGAACATCCTCACTTACTATTACGAGAATCGTGACATTCTCAAGGAACATGGGCAATGGTGTTACAACCGTCTTCATGAGGAGCCTTTTACCTGGCCTTATATTCAGCAACAGCTTAAGGATGCAGTGAGCGAAACGCTTGCTGCAAAGCCTGTCGAGCCTGAATTTAAAGGCTTTGGAACTCCCGCAAAGATTGCTTGATTGCCATGCAGATTTCACAAATCTTTCTTTCCACTGATCCAACGGAGCAGCTTAGTCCGTTCCTTAAGCACGCCACTAGCACCATTGACGCATGTTTTCCTGATGCGGAGCACGTCATTTACAGCGATGCTTCATTGCGTGCTTTCATTGCTGAAAACTATGGAGACGAAGTGGTGTGGGCGTATGATTGCCTGGTTCCATTCTCTTACAAAGCAGACCTTGGCCGATTCTGCTTGTTAAACAAACTCGGTGGTTGGTATTTTGATATTGGCGTGAGGGCCTTTAATGCAGTGGATCTTGGAGATCGCATTGAATTCTTGGCATTCCGAGATATCCAGCGTTTTAGCTACACCAGTTGGGCGTGCGCCACGACTGTGCTCTATTCCAAGCCCGACAACAAGGCTTTGCAAACTGCCATTGAAATGATTGTGGCAAATTGCACAGAGCAATACTATGGCAT